AGGAAGTTCTTCGTCGTCTCGGCATCATCAAGGCTGCGATTGACGATCAGTGGAGAATGTAATGGCTGAGGTTGGTGATATTGCATCCTATATCTACAGCCGCGCGCAAGAGATCGGCGTAGACCCTAATCTTGCACTTGGTATCGCTCGATATGAGGGCTTGAACCCCAATACGATTGGCTCTCCGACATTTGGTAATCCAGATGCCCGTGGCTATTCGTTTGGTCCATTCCAGCTTTATTCAGGCTCGCGAGACCCAAATACTATTGCCCCCGGCGGCATGGCATACGAGTTCCAGCAAAGATACGGATCGGCTCCAAGCCGAGAGAACTGGCAGCAGCAAGTAGACTTTTCGCTTGAGCGCATGAAGTCGTCTGGAACGAGCCCGTGGTATGCAGTCCGTGATCGTGGTGGGCCACAGGCTGTCATGGCTGGCGGTCAGGAATATGCTCGCTCTCTTGGTCTTCTTGGAACGCCAGAGCAAAGCAGAACTGTATTTTCTCAGCCTGACAAAACCACAGTAGCGGCAGCGCCTGGTCCGATATATTCTCAGGACTTAAAGACGTATGCACAGCGTTTCGGCAATGCCGTTGCTCCTGACTGGGTTGAAGCTGCAAAGCCTATCACGGCAGAGGAAGCAATCAAGCAGCAGGCCAAGTCGAAGGAATTGCAGGAATTGTCCAGAGGATTGCAGGGGTTCCTGTCCTTGATGCAGATGGGACGCCAGCAACAGCAAGAGCCTGAACTTCCGGCTCCAAGATTTCAGGGCGGTCAGTTTCGACCGCTTCCTAAGATGAGAGGGTTCCTCTGATGGCTACGTTGATGGACTTGATTATGGCTGAGAGGACGATGCCTGCTGGCTCGCCTGACTACACACTTGGTAGTCGCCGCACGATGATGCAGCCTGGTGGTCAGTTCAATGATGCCGGTCAGCTTGGAAATATGGGGATGCGTCAATCGCTGCGCGCTCAAGGCGAAATCCCGCAGCCTGTCCCCGCAAGCTCCGGCTTCTTCCCCCCTCGCGCCGAAGGTGATACGGGGTTGAGTACTCCTATTATTCAAACGCCAAATCGTCGCCCGCAAATTCCTCAAGAGGTCTATGAGAACTTTCAGCGTGTTGTAAACCCAATGACGGGAAATACGCCGGTAGTAGCTCCTGCGCCGGCTGCTGCTCCTTTGGGCGGCAATTATAGTGACCAGTTCAACGCTCCGTATACTCCGGTTCTTGCCGGTCAGTACAACGATGTGTTTAACGCGCCTTATACTCCTCCGGCAGCTCCTCTTCCTCCCCGCATCCCCGGTGGTCAGACGCGCGGTGTTCGTGAGCCTGGCTTCTTTGAGCGGCTGTTTCAAGGAACTGACTTCCAGTCCAACAACATGCCGGTGACAATGGCTCTGCCTAGCACAGACGCAACGCCGCCTCAGTATATCAACTTCGGTGATGCAGCTAATGCCGCCGACTTCTTCCGCGCTGACAGGGCGCTAATGCAACAGAACCCGGCCATGTTTGGTCTTCTTGGAGGTTCAAATGGCTGAAGGTTTTCTCGGTGGTCTCAGTGGTTTCGGGGACTTCCTGACGGGTGGTGGCGTTTACGCTGACCCTAAGAACATCAACCCGACCTATGGCGTTCCTGAAGGAGATGTCCGTCAGGCAGCAATCAATCAGCTTGGTCAAATCTCCGCGCTGCTTCTTGCGGCTGGTCAGCCTATGGAGGGTTCTCAGCGAGCACAGCTTCTGGCGCAGATCGGTGGCACTGGCGGTCAGTTCAACACGAACCTCTATAATGCCTCCCAGCGCCGTCTTATGACTGCCCAGATGCAGGAGAAGCAGAGAGATGTTGAAGAGCTGAACGCGATTCGTGACATTCAAAAAAGAGATCCGGCAAGTTTGGCGGCGCAAATTGGCGGTGGAATTACGGCTGATATGGTTAAAACCCTGTCAGCGGCAGAACTTCGTGACATTGCCAAGCAGATCATCATTAAACGTGCGACTGTTGAGCCGTCTCAGGCAGCACTTACTGAAGCATTTGCTAGGGCTGGAGCACCCGCTGCCGTTCCGTCAATTGCTGCTCCTATGGCTACGCCTGTCGCTGCTGCTGAAACTCCAGTTGCCGGAACATCTGCGTATTCGTCCATGCCTATCCCCGCAGGGACAACGCCGCAGGACTCTGCAACAATTCGGGCTTATCAAGCTGCGCTTAATGACCCCCGCATTGCAAGAGACCCTAAACAGGTCAAGGCTATTACGGATGCTCTTGAGGCGCTTATGCCGGGAGTACGTGAGGCTGGTGTCCAGAGGGCAAAGCGTCAGGAAGAACTTGCTGCTAATAGGCCAAAGGCTGAAATTACAGTTATGTCTTCTGACGAAGATACTCGCCTTGTAACTGGTATTGTTGACGATGCAGTTAAGTCAATCGATGAAGGTGGGCGATTGGTTGCTGGTACTATCGGTTCAAGATTGGCCGGTAAGTATGAGCCTGCGACAAACCTTCAGAGCCAGATTGATGCCATTCGTTCGCGTATCGGTCTTGGAAAAATTCAGGAACTGAAGGCACAGTCCGCAACTGGCGCTACAGGCCTCGGTTCTGTTGCGGTTCGCGAACTTGATAGGTTGGAAGCGTCTCTCGGCAGCTTGGATCAGGCGCAAAGCCCAGACGAACTGAAGAAACGCCTTCTCAGCATCAAGGATTCTCTTAACCGCTACAACGACTCGGTGCGTCAGAGCTATAAGGCAACTTATGGTCAAGAATACCGCCCGCCTCAGTCTACTGCACCAGCTCCGACTACGGGTGGCCCTGCTCGCATTAACTCCAAAGAAGAGTATGATGCTCTCGGAAAAGGTCAGTCTTTCATCGCTCCTGACGGAACAATTCGGAGAAAGCCATAATGGCTAATTGGTGGGAAAGCGCCCCTGTCGTTGAACAGGCACAAGGTGCAGACAATTGGTATGCAGCGGCTCCTCTTGTTCAGGAACAACAGCCGCAGCAGCCTGTTCAACTGACCCCAGCACAGGCTGGCGTTAAGGCGGTTTATGACCGCTTGCGCTACATGAACGATGTCTTGAGCTTCGGCTCGTATGACAAACTTCAGGCGCTTGCAAAATCTTATGTGCAGGGCGGTTCTTATCAGGAACAACTTGCTCGGGAACGTGCTGCAACTCAGGCTTCAACTGCTGGCTTGGGAACGGCTGAGAAGATTGGGTATGGCCTTATAGCAAGCGCACCTCTGGCAGCAGTTGGCGGCCTTGGTGGTGCTGCTACTCGTGTTGCTGGTCTTGGCGCTCCGGCGCTGCCTGCTACTGTTGGTGGGAGGGTTGGCGCTGGTATTGCCGAAGGTGCTGCACAGGGTGCAGTAGAAGCACTTGGTCGCGATCAAGGATTAACAGAGAGTGCGCTGACTGGCGCTGCTATTGGTGGAGCAATCCCCGCAGTAGCGGCAGGCGTTGGTCGTGTTATTTCTCCAATCGCGAACCAGCTTACTCCGTCTCAGGCAAGGCTCGCGCAGGAAGCAGAACTCCGTGGGATTGAACTTACTCCAGCTCAGGCTACGGGTAGTTCTCGCGCGGCTTTTCTTGAAAGTCAGCTTCGTGATCTCCCTGGTGGGGCTATGTCTCCACGCCCGCAGCAGCAAGAAATCTTGCAGAGAGCAACGCTGGCGCAAGCAAATATCGCTGGTGACTTCGCTACACCACAAGCAATCAATGATGCGTTCCGCAGAACCGGAAATGACTTCGATAACATTTTGGCTAACAAGAATATCTTCTTGGACAAGACGCTGCAATCTGACATCCAAAATGTCGTCAATCAGTATTCGAATAGGCTTGATGCGAATGTAAGCAATATATTCAAGAGCCAAGCCAATGAAATCTCAAGTTTGCTTCCTAGCAACGTGTCTGGGAATGCTCGGGTTGCAATTACAGGAGAGAAGGCAAACAACATAAGAAGCGATCTTGCTAAACTTGAAAGATCATACAAGGGCAACGATCAGCTTAGGGCCGCACTTGGCGGGCTGCGTGAGGCAGTTGATGATGCGATGGAAAGGTCTCTTTCTGGCGCAGATCGTGCAGCACTCCGTGAAGCGCGTGGTGTTTACAAGAACATCTATCGCCTTGATGACGTAATGAGCCGCGCTGGTCCTCAAGCTGAAAGCGGCAACATTCCGTTTGTGCAACTGAATAACCTTCTCAAGCAGAAGTCCGGCAGCGTCTCTCGTGGAATTGAGTCTGCAACTCCCGAGTTTAAGAAGCTGGCGCAGATTGGTTCGCAGTTCTTCCGTGAGCCTCCAAGCTCAGGAACGGCACAGCGCACATTCTGGACTGGTCTTCTGGGTGGCGGCACAGCAGGCGGACTTGTTGCAGGAGGACCAGATGCTGCGGCTGCGGCTCTTGCTGCGGGTGTTGGCATCCCATACGCAGCAAACATTTTGTACAATACCCGCGCTGGTCAGGCTTATCTCAAAAACCAGCTTGGCCGTCCGATTGAGGAAGTCGGCCCGGCAGCCCGCTCGGCACTGACTGGAGCAGGGCTGGGCCTCCTCGGCCAGTAATACCAAAGGGGGCCAATGGCCCCCTTATTTTCCTGCTTGACGACAATATCTGTTTCCGCATAGTCTGCCTTCAGTCGCTGATTCGCGGCTAAGGGGAGAGCGAAATGTCTGTTATCCGTTTGGATCATGACGCCTATTCAGGTGTCTTCACATTGTATCTACACGACCAAGAAGTCGGATACATCAGCAAGATCAAATACGAGCACAATGGCCGCAAAGGCTTCCGTGGCGTCAGCGTTCACGGACAGGTGATCTATGCCTACAGCCTTCTGTCAGCGCAGAACCTCCTGATGGAGGCGTACCATTGAACTGGCTGGAGCACTACAAAGCCGTCAAGCACCGCATTGGCGTAGAGGCTCCGATGCGCGCTGGCAAGGTCGTCATTACCAAGCCTGTGGTGAAGATTCCCTACATAGGCCCAGAGCTGCTGCCGGAGCCAGAAGAGACGCCAGACACACAGCTTCTTTCCGGTCTGCGGCCATACAGGCTTGCGCCTCTGCTGCTGCCGATCCTGAAGGCCCACGACTTGCGGTTCTTGGACGTCAGGTCTCCGAGCCGCAAGAAGATGTACAACCTGGCCCGCTTTGAGATGTACTACGTGCTTCAGAAGGACGGCCTGTCTTTGAGCCAGATTGGTGCGGTTTTTAATCGGGACCACTCAACTATTTTGCACGGTATACAAAAGTGGAAGGAAAAGATCGGTGAGTGATATTCAGAATTTGCTTCATCAGCGCGGTGCTACCCACGGTAGCTACACCACGATGTCCAACATTTCGCAGAGGATTAAGCGCGTCCTTCACGACTCTGATGGATGGCCTTTCCTCACGGAAGAGCAGGCTGAAAGCCTCGACATGATCGCTGTGAAGATTGCACGGGTTCTCTCTGGTGATCCAAGTCATTCAGATCATTGGGAGGATATTGAAGGGTACGCACGATTGGTGAGCAACAAGATCGCATCAGACCGCGCGATCAACAGCATGGAGCGGTCCATCAGAGAAAAGGTGGAAAATGACCAACAATCAACTACAGCAACTGATCCAGAGAATTGAGAAACTGGAGGACGAAAAGTCCACACTGATGCTCGACATCAAGGAGATCTACTCGGAAGCAAAGTCGCTTGGCTTCGATCCGAAGATTATCAAGAAAGTCGTGTCCATCAGAGCCAAGGATGCAGCAAAAGTCGCTGAGGAGCAGGCACTTCTTGATACCTACATGAACGCTCTCGGTATGCTTGCAGACACGCCTCTTGGTCGCGCTGCGATTGAAAGGGACTTGCGGTGAGGGAAGAGTTCTTCCTTGAGATGATGCGGAGAAGGCTTGAGTCGGATGACAGTCCAATGCTGGCCTTCAACCGCTCTGTGATCCACGACATGCTTGCGGTCTTTGGCCGCCAGAGGTCGCGGTATCAGGAGTGCAAAGATGCACTGAAACAATATGCCTGCGATTGCACTGTGTTTTGCGGTCGCGAGCATTGGGGCGAAGACTATTGCGGTTACAAGGCTCAATATCTTTCTGGGGAGAAAGACGATGGCGGCGGTGAAGTACAACCTTGATGAAGTTCAGGAACTCAAAGCAGAGATCGATTTCCTGAACTACAAGATCGAGAATTATAGGCGCGGTCTGATCCGCATTGTCGAGATGGAAAGCTATCCAATTGAGTCAGGGAGCACCGACTACGATGGGTTGTATCCTACCGGCAAGTTCGCACTGAAGGTTTTGCATGGGGGATGGCCTGATGACTGATGATCTTGTGAGGCAGCTGCGCGCCGCGGGTCGTGCTTTTATTAATAACCAATACAACCTTCATACCCGTGCCGCCGACCGCATTGAAGAACTGGAAAGAAGCCGCCAGCACTGGCAGGACTGCTACACCCGCAAGACGCAGCATGAGCTTGAGGTGAGGGCGCGCATTGAGGCACTGGAAGCGGCGTTAAAAGCAGTCGTTAATTGGCAAAATGGCGTAGGTGGTCTGGCTTGGTTTGAAGTAGCAGAAATCGCCCATGCCGCGCTTGCAGGGGAGAAGAAAGATGGATGATCTAAAGCATAGACTTCAAACATGGTTAGGCCGTCGCCCGTCTCAAAACGGCAGGACATTTCACGACATGCACGAAGAAGTGCTCATCTCTGAAGCCTATGAAAGGATCAAGAGACTTGAGGGCAAGCTGCGTCTGCTTCGTGAGGAGATCGATGTCACTCTTCTGAATGTCCCTGTTCATGTGGAGACTAAGCAAGAAAAACGAGAAAAGAAAGAAGGGACAAAGATTGAAAAGGAGTGGGTTTCCGTAAGAGCTTGGAACATCTTACAAAGAGACGGCATAGATACTTTGGAAGAACTGGCAAACTTGGGTGATAGAAGGCTTTTGCGCTGTCCAGAGCTTGGCCAAAAAACATTAAGAGAGCTCAAAGAGCTTCTTGCTGTTCATGGAATGTATATGCTTGTCAACGGGGGGCAGTAATGACTGAGAAAAAACAACCGACCTACAAAAGCAATCCAGGCCAAGGAAAGAAGCCTATGATCCTCAGAGCGGCGAAAGCCTCTCTCGGCATCAGGGCGAAGAACATGAAGATCACGCTGCCGACGCTCAAGTCTATGGAAGAAAAGAAATGAGCGGGCCGCTCATCATTCTTGTCGGCTTCATCTACGCCTATGTGGCTGTGGATCAATATCTGAATGGCAATAGCGGCATGTCCATCGCTTATGCAGGATATGCTTTCTCTAACATTGGACTATGGATGCTGGCAAAATGACCGGAGCCCAAATCATAGCAGCCGTCTTCATCATGCTCTTGCTGGGATACCTTGCCGCGCTGGGGATCATATACATCTGGTTCTCGAAGGCCATGGATCAGGACTGGGAGGATGGTGATCCCGGTCCCAAATGGGGGAAAGACAATGACAGAGGAAGAGATTGAGAACCTGATTTACCGGCTGGATGTCAGTCTCAGGAATGATTGGGGAGTGACCAAAGATGAACGATCACGGATGCGGGCGCTTATCTACGAAAGCAGAGATGCAATCAGAAACTTATCAAACGAAAAACAGCAGCCCGTTCGTAAGGTTCCTGTTCGCCCAGATGCAGGCTGAAGGAATTACAGAAGCGGAACTGGCACGACGCACTGGCATAGCACCGGCGACAATCCGAGGCTGGAAGACGCGCGTGACACCAAGGCTGATGGACATGGAAGCTGCTTTGAACGCCGTAGGTCATGAACTCATTATCGGTGTACGGAGAGATTTGAAGCCTTCCGTAAACAATATCGTCCAGCTACGTTTGGTCCGAGGTGACAAATGAAGTGCATGACATGCAAGTTTGCGACTGACAAAGACAAGGGCGCATTGAAGTGCCAACGCTACCCGAAGATTGTGATTGTGAATCGGGAGTATTGGTGCGGTGAATATCAAGAGGGGACCAATGAAGTACGAACTGATAAAAGACCTACCGGCAAGCGAGTATCACAAGATCGAGGCGTTCTCGGCGTCAACAGCTAAGATTTGCTTGCGCTCGGCAGCGCACTTCGCGGCATCGAGAGAAACCGTCAAAGAACCTACAGAAGCGATGAAGATCGGGACTGCTGTCCATACAGCGATCCTGGAGCCGCATCTGTTTGATGCCGAGATTGCCATCATGCCAAAGTTCGACAAGAGGACGAAGGCTGGCAAGGAAGGCGCAGAGCAATTCGAGAACGATAATGTCGGCAAGGTTGTGATCGACTGGTATCAGGGCGAACGCGTCAAAGCCATTGCGGAATCTGTGAGGGGACATGAGTTCTTTAAGACCTACGTCAAGGGAGGAGACGCGGAGGCAACGATGCTTTGGGGGCAGTACGGCCTCCAGTGCAAAGCCCGTGTTGATTACCTTGCGGGTCGGACCATCTTCGATGTCAAAACCTGCCAAGACGCAAGTCCTGCGGGGTTCGCAAAGCAAGTTGCTAGTTTCGGCTACCACATGCAAGCGGCGCACT